TGCTGTGAAGTTATGAATACCCGATTATTTCTTTGGTCATCAATTAGGATTGTAGCAGTAGCACCAGAAGTGCTGCCGGTGATTGTCTCTCCAACAGAAAATTTTCCTACCGAATCTTCATATACAATCTGATTACCATCTTCATCTAAGATATATGCAGTATCAAAAGTTTCTTGAATAACATTATCAACTTGAGCATCCACAAGCAATTCAGCTGCTTCCAAATACTCATAATAGTATTGAATAAATCTAGAGAATAATGGATTTTCATCTCTAACATAATCAGGCAATTGTCCATCAATTAATGGAGAAATTTTTGTACTCAAAGATGATGTTGGTGGATTATCAAATGGTGCCATTTTAGAAACCTGATGTTGTTGTTATGTGAGATGATGTTGCTAAGTCAGTTGTGTTAACAGTATTAATGTCGCCAATCTCTAGCCTGTCAATAGTAACATTAACAACAGTATTTACTAAATCTATCTCAAGCAACTGATTTCTAATTGGTATAATATCTACGGAATCTGGCACAGATGTAATTCTAATCTGAGTCGAGGAAGTGTTATCAATATCTGATACTTGATTTATAGTAAGAGGATTCAATGTTATTATTCCATTTCCATAATTAACAGTTCCGGCATTAGTATTTACATATTTCTTTTCACCAGCTAATATATAGAACCTTCTTATATTTCCGGCGCCATCATCATCAAAAAACATTTCATTAACAGTATCACCGCTAACTTTAAATCCAGTAGATGCAATAACTCCACCTTCACTCGCATTATGTCCAAGGTGAGGATTGTAAATTACATTATTAAAAGGTATGGTATACCCAACACTTTCATTTAATGTGGGAGTAAAAAATTTACCTAGAACAACTCTTGTAATATTGCTTGTGAGTGACGTATCAGAATCATCAATCAATTTAGTTACTTTAGAATGTCTAAACGCACTATTGAATGATTTTAAACTATTGTTGTTGAAATTTGTAAGAGTGTTTATAATAGTGCCCTGCAAATCATCTGATGTTAATGTGGTAAGATTAGAATTGAATCTTGCAGAAACATCTAATATAAGATACAGTGTTTCTGGATCAACAATAACTGGTGTGATTGAAGCAACAGTAAATGGCGAAAGGTCTTCAACCAATCGTCTTTTTTCAATTTCTGGCACAAAATTACCCGTTGTAGATTTAATTGATATAAAGACCTTTCCAAATTCTTGCACAGAACTAACACCCAATGCAGGGTCAAAAGAACCACTTTCACCACCAAAAATAGATACTGCTTGAGTGTTGGGGTAAAATCTTTTTACAAATAGTTTATAATCTTCAGCAGTGACACACCGACCTTGTGCCGCATAATCTAATGGAGCATTAAATTTTATTGAATCAACACTTTCTGGGAAAGCACCGCCACTTGCAGGCTCAACTGTAGAAACTTGAACATCCACAACTGTATCAATAGCCGCTGCATTTGAAAATGTGGTTGCGGTATTTGCACCTGTTCTATTAGTCACCACATATGTCAATACAACAATATTGCCATCCGAAATAGATTTTCCTAAGATACCATCACCAAAATAAACTTCAAACAAACCATTTTCAACTTCCTGTAAAAAATAATTTGCACTCGTTGAAGTGACTTGTGAAATATCTGTGGTTTTTGTATAAGTTGTAGATGATGTATCTGTTGCAGAAGTTTGAACCGTAACTGTCAATGTATTTGTATCTGCTCTATTATTCGTCAAAACAAATCTTTGATCAACATCACTTGAGTCAACAGTATATTGTGTTGTGATAAATGTGCCTTCGTATATCGGAACACTTAGAAACGGAATTGAATTTCCCGAATTTGAAGCAGTAAATTCATTTACAGTAACAAACTTATAAGACACATCATTGACTGAAGAAGTAAATACTGTTCCAGCTGGAATTGACCCTGTAGCTTTAACAGAATCAAACAAAACAACATCAATAACCGCTTTTGGTGCCCTTGCTGATGCAGGCTCATAACCTAAAGTTTTTGCATGAGAGGTGACACTTGATCGAAGAGACGAACTATCTAGGAACATTTCATTCGCAAGCATGTTCATGTTGAAACCAAGGTAATGAGTGTTGTATGCTAATACATCCAAAAGAACACTTATACCAGAGCCTTCAAAATTAAAATCTGTGAATTCATCTTGAGCTTCAAGAAAAGTTTTGAGATTGTTCTTAACATCATCAAAATCAAATTCTGAAACAATTAATCTTTTATCATTTGTTGCCATTATCGTAATCTCTCTAGAAACATATCTACCTCTACAAGTTCTGTGGGAGCATTAAGAATAAAAAATGTAATTGTCAATTCATAAATATTTCGGTCTAAATCTGGTCTTGCGCTAACACTCATTAGTCTAACTCTTGGTTCAAAGTTTTCTATAACATCTTCAACTCTCTTTGTCAACATTATAGCCACAAATGGAGTCATATTTTCAAATAACATATCTCTTACACCAGAACCAATTTCTGGGTGAAAGGGTTTTTCGTATACATTAGTTAAAATTAAATTCCTAACAGCACGTTTTATATTCGCAACATCTGTTAGTGTATTCACATCACCACTAACAGGCTTCCTGCCGAAGAAAAGGTCAAGGTCACGATACTGACGCACATTGCGTGATATATCATTCTGTCCTTGTGCGTCTGTAAATCCTGACATGATTACTCCTTGATTTATTTATAAGAATAGATTTCATCCACAGGTCGATAGTCATGATTATCACTATGAGCAATTTGAACCTCTGCTATTACCGCATCAATTTCCTTATGCCAATAGTTTAAAAATTCGTGTACTCTTGGATACTCTGGAACTATATCTTTTGTCTGCCAAGTAAATTGTTGCAAAACATTGTTATAGTCAGGCAACCAATATAATACATTTAATGTAACTAATTTTCTTATTATCATGGCGCAGTCAATCCTAAACCAGCTAAATCCCTTTCACGAACAACTCGTCCATCACTAAGTTCATACTGTTTAACAAACCCTAAGTTTCTTTGTTTTACAATGTGAAGTCCTTTCGGTGCTTCTTGTGTCGGTGCAGGGGGAGCGGGTTTCGGCGTTATTTTTGGAATGACTTTTGGTGGCGGCGGTGTAGGTGGAGGTGGCACTGGCACTGAAAAAGCTTTCTTGGCTTTGATATATACATCCTCTAGTTCTTCACCTGTTTTTACATAATCCTCAATCAGTTCATCAGCTGCTTCCTTGATCTTGTCGCCAGTTACACCTTCTTCTGGAATAGGTTGGCTTGGGTCTGCTTTAGAAGCAAGCAGACCAGAAATTAAACTTTCTATTATCCTTCGTCTTTTACTTAAATGTTGAAACCTCTTTAAATAAAATCCATATATCTGTCCCATATTTCCAGTTCTAGAACCACCAACCTCATGATTATTTAAAACATTAGTATTCCATGTAATTGTTTTTGATTTGTCGTTTACTATTTTTCTGTCTGCTGAAATAAGATTGTGTGGGTGGTCTTGAGCAGCTTTAGAAAATAAGCCGGGTTGGATAAGTTTATCTGATAATCTATTCACTTCATTTTTGGCTGATGTGATACTATCTTGAATAACTTTTAATTTTGCTTGAACCTCTCCTACTGTAAGAGGACTAACTCCAGCCGTATTAGATGTTTTTTCAACCACAGGTGCAGCTGCTGGTGCAACTGGTGCTGCTGGTGCAAGTGGCAAATTAGAAGTTGAAGCAACAGCAACTGTGATTTTCGCAATCTGTGGTGTGGTTGGAATTCCTGCTTCGGCAGCATCAACTTGTGCAAGAACATCGCCCCTATCAAAAACTATTCTAACTGCTTTAGAAATATTACCTCTTTCAGCTGATATGTCAATAGTAATTTCTTTTGCTCTTTCCTTTATTTTTTCAGAGGCAACAGTTAATGATGATATCAATGATGCGTTTGATTTTAATATTTCAGCAGCAGGCGTTAGGAGTGTAGATGCTGCTTCTCCCAAAATATCATCATCCTCACCTAGACGCTTTGGGTCTGTATTTGGCATACCAGAATCCTCTGGTTTCAAGGTTGGTATACCATTTGGTCCAATGACAAAATTTGGAAGACCCCCGCCGCACAAATCAATCCCACCAGAAAATGCCGCTGTTGCATCGATCACAAGACTATCCAAAGCAAAGCCAGCTTCAGCAAGAGCATCTCCAAATTGTAGTTTAAGATTTGCTAAAGCAGACAAGCTTGCAAGACTACCGGCTGGCAATGATATCAAATTTTGTATTTCAGATATCAAACTAATATCTGGAATTTCTGGTAGTTCTGGAATCAATCCTTTTATGTCTGCTTCTAAAACAGCCAATGATGCTGTCAGTTCACTTTTTAAAGCATCTATCTCACCTTCCAATGAAGCTTGAAGAGAATCCTTGATACTAGAGAATTGACTCGCAAGTTTATTAAACTCTTCACTTGCTCCACATAGATTTGGTGTAGTAAAATCAACCATTCAATTCTCCTACGGCACTGTTGGCGCTGTTGGATCAGTGCAATCATTTGCAGATGTTCTTGATGGATCACCAGAACAAGAATGATCAACACCAGCTGCATGTCTAGCATAACTATCAGCACCAACCATAATACGCCTGTCACCACTATGATCGAACTCGTTCAATCCTTTATAGTCTACACGATATGTTGAGTCAAATGTCTCATTAGCAGCCCCAACTGATTGAAGTTTATATGCACCACCAGATTTTATTTTCATTTCTGCTGATGACCGAATATTTACATTGCTACCAGCACCAACCGCAACAATACCTGTTGTCGTTTTTAATGACATGTTGTTCTTGGCATTCACCAATATGTCAGCCAAAGATATTTCTGTAAGATTCTTTGTGACATTTAAATCAAAGTTACCACCAACTATTCTGGTTTCATTGCCACCGATTGTAACATCAAAATCTCTTGCTCCATCCTTTTCACTACCAACTCTACCTTTAACAGATTGTCCCT